AGTAAAACTCTGCATTTGCGGGAAGAAACGCCCGAAGTACTTGTTAGGTTACTACGGGAGTGGTGGTAGCAACGTCAAACGTTGGTAACACTTCCTTCCATTCCTGTTCCAGTGAGTCAAACGGTATCATATCGTTGATGAGCTTGACCTGATAAGGTTTGTCCAAGCTTAGTGTTGAGAAATCAGCATTTAATCTGCGAAGAGTCTTCACGAATTTAAATTGGGTGCTATGCACTTGGTTTAAATCGTAAGAGATATTCCCATTGTCATAATTTGACATTAGGTTTATTTTCTTTACAGTTTTGGCGAAATCCATAATTGCTTGTGGATCCGTCAATTTCGGTAACCCATAGAGAGAAATCTCTACGAGTTCACCGGTTATTTGCTGTTGGACTATGAACTTTCTAAGAATAGCAATATTCCTAGGAAAGAACAGTGATCCATTATTGATCATACTGGCCACGCGAAGCGTGTCCTCTGATCTAACATCAAACAGGTTAATACCTGGCGAAGCCAGGATTGCCATGTTTGGCTCTTCACCAAAAGTTTGGTAAATCTCTTGTACCTTTACCTTGGCGTCCTCGACATTCTCAACTAGCTCGACTATACTGTGAGCTATGATGAGTTTATCGAGTGACAACTGATCTCCGAGAAGATTTTTGGTCCTCTCGGTAAGCCAGTTACCAGCCTCAAGATACTCAAGAGTTAGGTACTTGAAATGTGAACTCTGTTCATATTTTCCAAGTGCCATATACCCTATGAGCCAATCTTGGAGCTTGTCAAGGTACGTTTCATCGCTATCTTTCAGATTATTCTGAAGATAGTCGAATGACGTTGAGGACAATTGAATGCCTCTACTTGAACATAGACCTAAGAGCAATGGTATGTACCTAAAGTCTCGACTCCTAGATATGATCTTGGGTGAAACCCGAGACACATCGACAGAGTTTATAAAGGTTCTTGAGCAGAACTCAGCAATACTGCCGAGTCTGTCAGAGAACTCTTTAGACTTGCTAAAGTTTATAGGAAGATTAATCTTCTTATAATACTCTGGAATAAGACCGTCTGGATCGTAGATCCAGAGATCGTCTCCAACTTTACCGTAACACTCATTATGAGTGAAACGACCAGAAATGGTTGATTTATTATCTATCAAATAATTGATAAATAAATGATCAGTTAAAGTAGCAATGTCAAAAGACCCGTTGGTACCCATTCCTTGACCTTGACCGTATTTTATAATGCGATCTTGGTCTTTGAAATGCCAAGGACAGTGCACAGTTAACTGTGCCCAAGCCTCAGATAGTCTGGAGCTGAAAAGGTGCTTCATTGTGATCTTTTGAAGATCACGATGAAACCTATCAGTCCAGCTAGTGATATCATAGAACTTAAGATGTCTTACATCTAAGTCTGATTCACCACTTTGAATGCATCGTCTTTGGAACTCTACCATCTTGGTAACACCAAGATTGTGGTCCTTCCTAAAGTCCGTTTTACGGAACTCTGCTTCTATAACACTCTGGACATGGTTCCTTACAGGAACCATGATCAGTTGTGTCCAGAAGTCGACGATAGCAACGATTCTGGTTTTAAACCCAGAATCTGGAACTGGAACCAAAACTCTTAATTTAGTCTTTTGTTCGCTTAGAACCTCATTCTTGATTGATGGGGTATTTGGCTGAATCGACTCAACCAAAGCCATCAAGTAGGAATAGAGGTAATCTAGATTCAACTCATTACACATACGTGCAAATGGTTTGTTTAGATTGCTTCTTAACAGGGCTTGTGCTTCTTCTATCGCACTTTCAACCTTCGGTTTTCTATTTGGACCCCTCTTTAAAAGTTTAAGAGGTACGTCCATCAAGTTAACCTCCGGTTTGGAGTAACGATGTGGAAGTAATCTTTGTGAAACGTATGTTTCAAAAGACTCAAGCAACTCTTCCTCGATAGGTAAAGATCGTTCTTCAATCGATGATAAATCGGCTGAAGTAAGACCGTCTACCATTCTAACTATGTTAAGGATGGTATTGACGCATTGATAATACTTTGGAAGTAAAACTTCCTCTGTACATGTCAAATAGTCAACGATGAGCTGGATGAAATTTATACCCAGCTTGGAAGGTATACTATACGTCTTAGAGGTGGATATCCACCCGGGATTGTCTGGTTTCCGACCCTCAACCAAATCTATAGTATAGTTTTTAATTATACTAAAACGTTTGGCACCATCGGTAAAACCGTGGTTTCTAACGAGTGAAGTGATTAAGTTCTTTATATCATCCACAATCTCTCCATAAAATTCTAGAGAGTACTGTGGTAATATAGAGTGAAGGATTATTCTTTCATTCGCCAATTTGGCAGGAAACTGCCATTGACGGTAAGAATTAACCTTGATCCCTGTTCTTCCCCTTGAGCCGCTCCGTCTCTTTGACACGGAGTTTATTCTTTTTGATTTCATAGAAATTAAATCGAATAGGTTTAGGGTTGTTGGCCCAGGATTTTACAGTTTAACTGTAAGCCGAGCCTGTTCCCCGAGTACTGCTGAAAATCAACATCCTCG